GTGTTACTATATTCATATATTATCTCCTTATAGTTAAAATGTGTTATAGTTATATCATCATACATCTTTGGTGTCAAGCCAGTTGTCACCTATTTTTGCATCTAATTTTAGGGGGACATTAAAGTCTATATTCCAACGAGTATCAATGATGTTCTTCATAGAACTGTTAATACTATTTACTATTTTTAGAACGTCATCCACTTCGTCAGGATGAACATCTATTACTATTGAATCATGCACAGTATTCACTATGCAACTATCCATATTCATGAGCATATTATCTATAGTCATGAGAACTAGTGGTACAATATCTGCCGTAGCAAATGCTTGTACAGGATAATTCTTTATCTGTGTGAAGTGCGACACAGTACCGTTGCCACGTCTTACAACATCAGGGAATGCAAATGATCTACCAGAGGGTATCTTGATGCCCCCTGTCTCTAATGCTTCCTTGGCTAGAGTCTTGTGCCATTCTGCTACACCCTCATACTTTGAATTGAACTGCTCGTAGTAGGACGCTTCTGCTTCTGATCTACCAAAGCCTGTCGCTCCATACAGAGGGGCAAACGTGTGTGCCTTTGCTTCCTGTCTGGATATTGGCTGTCCTGCATCAGTAATAACCTGTGCAGTATAGCTGTGTACATCGAACCCATCCTCTATCTCCTTGATAGCTGTAGCGTCCTGTGACAAATAGGCAGCAGTCCTAAACTCTAGCTGTGCAAAGTCAGCTTCAAGTATCTTGCCCCCCTCCCAACGAGACACAAAGATCTTCTTCACAGGGAACGTACCACCTCTGGGCATGTTCTGCATATTAGGATCTGCACCACTGAACCGTCCTGTAGATGTACGATGCTGTAACAATCTAACATGTAGCTTACCATCAGGCTTGGTGTATGTAGATATACCTTCAACAAACGATGACAGGTATGTCTCTAGTGCAGATAGTCTACGTACACGCTTGAGAAACAACTCTGCTTTAGTGTTCTTACTACGCTTGGCAAAGTGTTCTAGTATCTCAAGATTAATCTTGTTTGTACTAAACCCATTGGCACTTACCCACTTAGCTGTAGGTGGGCTGAACTTCAGACCTGCTATCTGATTTGGTCTATCTTCGTACAACCAACCAGACTCATTGCAGTTGGGACACTTGTTTGGTTTCTTAAACGGTGTGCCATTCTTCTTGACCTTAGTAATGTATCCACGTCCTCTACACATAGGACACGTCTTGGCTGATACCTTATACATTACGTCACTGTGTTCGTTTACAGCTTTGTTAAAGTCTGACTTGTTCATGTAGGGATCAAAGAAGTTACCCCATACAGACTTGTCCTTTGGCTTACGGCTGTAGATAACCCAAGACAATTGCTCTGGACTGTTGAGGTTGATAGGTTTATCCCCCATCAGATCCTGCACCTGCTGTCCTAGCTCACGAATAATATCTTGCTTCTCTTTCTCAAACTCTTTTTTAACACCGTCAAGCTTGTCAAGGTCAACCTTAAACCCACGAGCATATATCTTACACAAGCACACAGCCACCATGTTTGTATGGGTAACAGTGTCGAACAGACCGTTGTCCCCATTCATAAACCTGTGGTGTAAGCGATTGGCAAGACTGAACGTAGCTCGTAGATCGTGCAATAAATATTCTACTAGCTCGTCATGTGGTATGTCCGACACAGATGTGCCACTCTTAAAGTAAGCTTTGAGTGTGTCCTGCTTCTTAGTGTCCAAGTCGTATCTCTCTGCACACTGCTCTAATGATAGAGGTTGCTTCTGTCCACGCTGTAACACATACTCACCTAGCATTGTGTCAAATACAATACCGTCATACTTGAAGCCTGACTCCCACAACCAAATCAAATCGTGTGCTACGTTGTGACACACAAGCACAGTAGTTTTATTTAGTTGTTCCTGTACCATGTTGAAGCCATTGGGAGTTGGTAGCTCATGCGAATGCTCAAACGTAACCACTCTTTCCCAGTTGTCTGTCTTCATACCTACCATAACTAGGCAGTTGGTAGGCTCAAACGGATCAAGGTGTAGCTTGTCGTTACGTTTGGTTACGTTGTTCTCTATATCAAGTATTAATCTCATGCTGTGTCCTTTAGTCTAACTAGTTCTGCTTCTTCGTAGGGTATGTGAAAGAAATGTTCTTTACGTCTTGCGTTAGACAACCATACTTCTTTTATACATTCCTGTGTCATAAGGAAGTCCTTGATTCTCCAAGCGTACTCACAGTCACTGCGAATTACATAGAAGTTAAAGAATGAATTATCGTCCATGTCCCTAAATTTATTTATTAATTTTATTTTACGATGTGGTATGCGTATCTCCTTCCATGTTGTATTCCAATCACCTGTCCACTGATTCTTCATTTCTACCTCAGAATAATATCTGTGTCCATTCTTTTCTGAACTGATATCAAAAGAAAAGTTTTCACCTGATGCTAAGTCCGTGTGTCCGTTTCTTTCTAGGTAGTCCATCACTATTTGTTTTGCCTTACCATCATTCTCCCTATATGAATCAGGTTGAAAGCGTCTGTAGTATGCACCTTTTACTGGTTGTAGTTTACTCATGCTGTGTACCTCGCTGTCTTGTAGTCTAGCTCACAGACAATCTTGCCATGCCAACCAGACAGTTTGTTTTTCACTACGTTAATGTGTCGCTGTGGAGAGGACTCATCTTCCCCCTCTACCTCAGGGTTCTTGGCAAGTAATAGCATAAGATCGGCTTCTGCTGCCTTACCTGTTCTACTACCTTCCATCATGGCTTGGTTGAGTATAACCTTGCCCTCTGCTTCGGCAGATAGCTGTGACATGTAGAACACGGCACAACCATACTGCTTTGCAATAGTACGAGCATGGATAGCATTTGCTTTCAGAGCTTCGTCCTGTCGGGCAAACCCTGCTGTCTTAGCAAACTTGTCACCCATGTCTAGCACCATCACGTCAGGCTTGTATGCTTTGGCTACACTCTCAACCCATGCCATGTCACGACCTGTGCAGTCATACAGCTTGATGTTCTTTCTGACAGCATCGTACTTCTCGTCAGCCAACTTAGGATTGTCCTTGATCTGGTACTGATCCATGTTGGAACTGGCAGTGAGGTAACGAATGCCAACTCTGTGTACTGCTTCCTCGTTACATAAGATGATACACCTAGCACCCTGTCGAGCAAAACCATTCTCACCTGCAATCATGGATGCATGGAAGGATGTCTTGCCTGTGTTGGGTCTAGCTCCCACCTCTATCAGATGTCCTTCATTCACACCCTCTATCTTGCGAGTCAAGCTAGGTATGTTGAAAGTCCAACGAGCTTCCAAGTCATTCTTGGCAAGCAGAGTGTCGATAGATATGTCTGCCCACTCTACATTCATTGCAGGTATGAAGTCATCGTTGTATCTCTCCAACAGATTACGCAAGGGTTCAAGGCTAGTCTGCGAACCATTCACATAATCAAAGCCAAGGTTTGCTATCTCTTCACCGATGACCTGTTGAAATAACTTAGACAAGACCTCTTGTGCTATGTCCTTGCCAAGGGGTGACTCCTTCTTGACACGTAAGAACAGATCGCCAAAGGCTTGCTTCTGTGCTGTAGTCATGGTTGGATTACCTGACATGAACAGTGCTTCTACCTCATCAGGTGTGACTGTCCTGTTGTACCTCTGCATGGCATAATCTACAGATGTCTTAATCTTACGCAGATCTTTACCAAATAACTTATCGGGACACTTGATACCTCTATGGTCATCATAGAAGTCCTTGTCCATTAGACTACGAATTAATGCTGTTTCCATTTATTTGTTCTCCTATTGCTGTTAGTTTTTCAATGTCGTTAGGATGCTTATACTTCAGATCGTCAGTCAATCGTAATACTCGTACATCATTTACTGTACTCTTTAAATCTTTAAAAAATTCCATAGCCTTGGGTAGGGCATCAGGGTCTAGAGCTACAACTGCTGAAGAGAACTGTGACAGATACCTCTTGTGTATGTCTGATAGTGACGTGCCTAACACAGCAACCCCAACATACACGTCACTACCTACAATAACGGCACTGACACAATCCTCAACAACTACAGCGATCCTACCACATCCAGATGTGTATGGCAAGCCACTATTCCCATATTTTTTCCACTTGGGTAAACTATTTCTAAGACTTCGCCCAACTGCGTCCACAACTACACCGTCCTGCATGATGGGAAACACAGCACGATTATCTTTTACGTCATGATACAGTCCCCCCATCAAGTCAAACTTTTCCATGAATCTAGTAATGTCAGGCTGCCCCCTGTACGGCACAACATACTCAGGCATTACAAAATGTTCTCGTGCTTTCTCTTTTCGTTCAATAGCCTGACGTATATCATTCGCTGACATATGCACAGGCTTTGATCCTGAGATACTACACGATGCCTTATAACAATTCCAAATCATCCTGCCCATGTTGTTCGTGACAGTGAAGGTCTTGTATCCACCACACTCAGGACAGTTTATCCTTTTAGTTTCACCATTAGGTAGATCATCTATATCTTTTAGTATACTATATAAGTTATACATTATACTTACTCCTTGTAATGAGAGCATTCTTAGCACTCTCAAATGTATGTTTCATGTAAGGCTTAACTGACTGTACGTTTGTATGCCCTGTGACAGACATAAGTTGACCCATCGGGACACCACTGTCAATCATTTCCGTAACTCCAGTACGTCTGAGATCCATTAAACGCAACTCGTCAGGCAGTCCAGATTGCTTCATGACACGTCTTCCTATCTTTGATACACCTTCCAAGCTGTAGGGGTTGTACTTACCCTGTACAGGCTTAATACTGGGAGCTACATACTGTTGAAAGCCAAAGTCAGCCTTCTGTTGTAGTAGCATCTCGTAAAGCTCGTCACCGATAGGCAGATAAACCTTTGATCTACGTTTCGATTGCTCTAAATTTAGTTGTCCTTTGTCCATGTCGATGTTGTCCCACACTAGCAGTCTCATGTCACCTATTCTCTGACACCATTCGTATGCCATATGCACTATCAATCCTATGCTTCGATACTCATACTTGTTGTATGCATAGTCAAGAAATTGACGCACTTGTTCTTTTGCCCATACAATACGTCTAGGCTGTGGTGCTTTACGTCTGATGGCAGAGAAAGGATTATGATTTCCATACTCCATCTCCGTTGCGTAGTTATATACACGAGATGCTACACTGCACACATGGTTGGCAAAGGATATGCCACGCTTTACCCAAAGTTCATAGGTTCGTTTTGCTAACCTACTAGATATAGTATGCCACTTTTTATCGCCCAGACTGTCACATAATACCTTGATAAAATATATGTAATCAGCTTTAGTAGATTCACGTAAGGCATTGAAATCATTAGACAAAAGATATATGTCACACAGTTCGGACAGCTTAGTTGATCTGGTAACTGATAGTTCTGTCAGTTGTTCCTGACGATAGTCATCAACCAGTTTGTTTAGATCTACTGCAATCCTCTTTGCTTCATTAAAGTTATGTCCTAGTTCTCTACGAGATACTACACCAGTGTCAACTAATTGACGAGGGGGATTGAACCTATATGCTCTCTCCCCCTTTGGTGTGAACCTCTGCTGTACATAGCGAGGTAA